TAGTTAAAACAATCTAGTTAAAACAATCTAGTTAAAACAATCTAGTTAAAACAATCTAGTATTTTTTCAAATTGATGTTTTATATTAAAAAAAATATAGTCTAGATATAAATTAAAGTTTAAAAAATTTCTAGATTAAATATATAGTATGAATATTTCTAAAATACTAATGGTTATAGCACTTGTTGTATTAGCATTTCTAGTATGGAATCAAATCTCTAATTCTGATCAATTTACATCTGTATCTCAACAAAATGAAATTGAAAATAATCAACTAGATTCAACTATGAGCAAATTTAGAGAAAACTTTGACAATAATCAAATTAATGATAATGAATCTGCTATGGAATCAGAAATTCAATATGATAATAATACGACTACTGACCAACCTAAATATGTTACACTCCAACCCCCTCCTGCATCTATTAATATTGTATATCCTGTAAATGATCCACTACCTACAAGATGGTATAAAGATAATAATGAAGTTAAAGGTAAAATGGAGTCTATTAGGGGTCAAAGAAACGAGGATTATGCTAGATTTAACCAAGATATAATCGAAGGAGAAGATGTTCTAGATAAGATCAGTGAAAGAGAAGAAGAAGGAGGTGAAGAGTTTGAAATAGAATATCAGGGTGAAGGTACTAATGAGAACGTTGAAGGAGATGAAGAGTATGAACCAGAATATCAGGGTGAAGGTACTAATGAGAACGGTGAAGGAGAAGAAGATCTGAATGATATTTACGAACTTGATGAATTGGTAGAAGGTACTGATATGTTAGTTGCGCACCTTTTAGACAAAATGTATTATACTAATTCTATTGCAAATGTAAATAAAAATGCAACTCACGATTTAAGAGGTGATATAGCCCAACCTAAAAAAATAATATCTCCTTGGATGAATAGTTCTTATCCATCGGAACCAAAAACTAGTAAGAGATTATTTGATGACTGTGAAGAAGGTTTACAAGAAGTAGTTGGTTATAGTAGTGGTATGGCAATAATGCCATTTAAAAATTAAGCATACTTTTGTATGAATCAATACAATATATATTTAAATATAATCATTATATTTAAATATATATTCTCCATCTTAATATAATGTCCGACTTAGAAGAACAAGAAAATGTACAACAAAAAGTTACAAAAACATTTAGAAATAATGTATTGCATTGGGTAGATATTGATGATAAAATAAAAACATATCGTAGTAAAGTAAAAGAACTAACGACTGAGAAGAAACAATATGAAGAATTTATAATAAATTATTTATCTCAAGTGGAAGAAGAGAGTATAGCTATTAAAGATGGTAAATTATCTAAAACTGTATCTAAAACGAAAGGTCCATTAAAGAAAGATTTGATCTATAAATCATTAGTTGAACTTGTGGGAGATGCCAATAAAGCAACTACAATGACTGAACATATTATAAATTCACGTCCTAATGTGGAACGTACTAATTTAAAAAGAACAAAAATAAAACCTACAAGCGAATAGTTTTAATCGAATGATTAATCAAACTTGTTAGTTTCTGTTTTAATTCGAGGTAATATATTAATACTCATCAATTCTTGAAATAATAGTTTACAAGCAAATGGTAAATTGATACTAGATATTCTAGTATGATTATTACAAGGGTGACACACATAATAATCTTTATCGATTACTTTGGTTGCCAATAAACCACATTCATCGCATATTTGGAAAGTTTCAATATCCGATGTTTCCATCATTCTTTCTTTTGTAAATTGTCCTAAACCGTGAGCCTCCATTGAATCTTTTTCCATCTCACCCACTTTTAATCCACCAGCTCTAGCTCGACCATCTAAAGGTTGTCGCGTTAATGCTTGTCTAGGTCCTCTAGCACGTCCATGTACTTTATCTAATACCATATGTTTCAATCGCATATAATATGTAGGGCCTATAAATATTTCGGTTTCTATTTTTTTACCAGTAATACCGCAATACATTGTTTCTGTACCATAAGGGGAATATCCTAATTTTTTTAATACGGTGGGTAAATCTCTAATATCATAATTATTAAATGGTGTACCATCTATAAACTTTCCATCAATTGCTCCAATTTTAGATACAAGACATTCAATCAATTGTGCAATAGTCATACGAGATGGAATCGCGTGAGGATTCATAATTAAATCGGGAACCATACCATCTTCAGTAAATGGCATATCTTTTTGAGGTAATGCAATACCCAATGTACCTTTTTGTCCATGCCTATTAGTAAATTTATCCCCAATCATTGGAACTCTTTCCATTCTAACTCTAACATTATATTGTTCATAACCATCACTATTAAATATATTGGTATGAACTCGATCAATCACTCCAGGAATATTACTTTTAAATATTTCAGAACTATCTTTATACACTTTATTATTATTACCAGTTGGTTGAATGGGTGATATTTTACCAATAATAATGTCCTCATTATTTATTTCAGTTTCTTCAGGGGCAAAACCTTTTTCATTTAATTTATCATAGTTTCCTTGTTTCATACCAGTAACCTTATTACGATCGGGCTTAACAAAAATATCATCTTGTGAAGTAGATGGATTTTTTTCAATTTCACTATGATAAATTTTATGTGAATCTACGCGAAATAGTCCTCTATCGATAGCCGCTTGATTAAATATTAAAGAATCTTCTTGATTATATCCTGTATAACTCATAATTGCCACTATAGCATTTTCACCAGCTGGTAAATTATTCATATTATTATATTTCATACCTTCAGTACTAACAATCGGTAATTGAGGATGATATAATACTTGAGATATATCCATTCTATCTTTATAACTAGTCAAATATAGACCAATTGCTTGTTTGGCTTGTGAGAAATTAATAATATTCTTAGTTCCATAGTTATGATTAGCAAATGGAATTCCACACGCAACTTCTCCTAACATTGTCCAGCGATGAAATTCTAAATGTGTATAACGTATATATCTATTTTCACCATATCGATCAATCATATCAGTATCATTTGGTTTATTTTTCATATTCTTAATTGAATCAGTTAAATAATTTAAATCTTCGGCAGACATTAGATACTTACTTGATTCTATATCTTCATAAGTAATTATACCTGGATATTTATTTAAAATATGATTCCAACCTTTAGTTTTATCAGTTAATAATAGTTCTTTTACCTCTTTAATAATTTCAGTAGTGATTAATGGTTTGTTATCTTTAACATTTATTAATGGTCGAATTAATCGACCAGCATCATAGTAAATCTTTAATTCTTTCTCTTCATAATCCAGACATATTGATGTATTTCGGTCTATTTTATTTTCATTTCTTTTTTGTAACATAATACTATATAGTTGATAGATTGATTTAGTACAACCAATCCAATCACCATTAAATATAATTTTACTCCATTGATTCATTTCAACCGAATCAATATCAAATGGATGTTTATAGGATTTAAATTCTTTAAGTATTTCTTCCAATACATTCTTTTGTGAAACATTTTGATTGGTAATTGTACTCATCATTGCAAGACTTTTAACAATACCAATTTTTTGTCCTTCAGGTGTTTGAACGGGACAAATAAATGCATAGGATATATTATTAACGTGACGAATAGATGTTACTTTTGTAGTAGATGCATCGAGAGATGGTGACATAATTCTTCTTAGATTTGATAATGCTAATACCCAAGATAACCGTTGTAATGATTGAGCAACACCTTTTTTAGTTCGATTCATTCCCCAAATTCCAGTTGCGAGTGCCGTTTTTATCCCCTGTTCTATGATGGTAGGCCTCAGTTGATTAGTCATAACAATTGGATTTTCATCCGATTGATTTTTTCTTTTAAAATTTTTACCAATCTCATTTAATTGTTTTTTCCAATTTTGTCTAAATAATTGTCCTAATAATACACCTACTGTTTCAATACGTTTATTATCGAAACCATCTCTATCATCAACTTGTCTTCTTTTTAATAATACTAATAATAATTTATTAACCATCAATCCTAAAAAGCGAATTTTTTTAGGAACATCTTCTCCTAAATGAGGTAGTAAATCTTTTCGTAAAACTTTGTCAAGATACATTTTTTTCTGTATAGCAGCAATATTTTCATCTGTTTGTGAAATACGCTTATTTCTTTTTAGTTTTGTAATAAGATAATTATAAGCCTCTTCTTTTGTACGAATAGGTATATTATTTTCATCCGTACAATAAGTAATAGTAGGTCGGAGAATATTTAACATTTCAACATCTTCCATATTATATGTAATGTTTGAAATAATATCCATATCTGATTCTAGACCGAGAGCTCTCATAATTATAAATAGAGGTATTTCAGAAAATTGAGAGTTAGATAAGATAAGATCACCATTTTTTCTATTTTTAATAGTTAGAATTTGCAAATTATCAGACCAATCATCTTGTCTAGAATTAATATGTGCTAAATAAGATCTTCCACCAGTAGCAGTTGGATCACTCTTACTAAAAATTAATATTTTATTGTCAGCCATTTTTTCAATAGACATTACTATTTTTTCTTTACCATTTACAATAAAACTACCTCCTGGATCATATCGACATTCTCCCAATAAATTATTTTTAATTGTAGTTGTACAGTATTTAGATTTAACCATAATAGGAATACTTGCAATATTGACATTTTTTTCCATTGAACCTATTACTGTAATTATTTTATCTCCAGTAATTAAATCTTCTTTTTCAACATATTGTGTAACATCAGCTAATATAGTTGCAAAATATTTTAAATGTTTCGTTCTAGCTTCTTTTGGAGATAACATTTCATTATTAGTAGTATTAGTTGGTGGTTTTATTCTAATATTTTCACATTTGAAACCGTGGAGATAAATAGTATTATTATCAATACTTTCATAAAAATAATTATTTTCTTTATTTAAACTATGAGGTATAATTTCTTCTATAAATTGATGAAATGATCCAAATAAATGCTCATATAAAATATTTGGTTGTTTAAAATATAATTTAATTAATTGGTTAATATCTTGCTGAGAGACTGACATTTATATATATAATACCATTAGTTTTTATATATATAAATATATAATTTCAATTATTTCTAAAATTATTTTAAAATCGATTTAAATGTTATCTATCTTATAAGATAAGTTATAAATGGATATAAATTTAACAGATAAATGGAATGTTTGGTATCATCACACAAAAGATATGTGGACGATTGATGGTTATAAATCAATATATACTATAAATGATGGTTATGATTTCTGGAAATTATATAATAATTGGGATTGTATTGGCGGTATTACGGGAAAACATTATTTTTTAATGAAAAATGATGTTAAGCCTATTTGGGAAGATCCGTATAATATGAATGGTGGTTGCTGGTCTTTTAAAATTACAGATAATATGGCAGATGAATTATGGGAAGATCTGTCGGTTTTACTTGTTACCAATGAATTAATTGAAAATACTGAAGCGGTTGGATTATCTATTAGTATAAAAAAAAATAATAATAGTATAGTAAAAATTTGGAATACCGATAGTAAACAACATAGTACTAAATGTATTAATAAGAATATTTTAAAAAAATGGAAAACCGAAATTATATATATTGCACATATGCCTGAGAAAGATAAAATTAATATAGTTTAGGTTTACTCTGCGATAAAACAAATTTTATATGTCCTAGTTTTGCAACTGAATATTGAACAATAAGTGGATAATCATTTTTTAAAAATAGATTCACGTGACTACATAAACTAGAACATCGAGTAAATATAATTAAATACTTTAATTCAAAAGTACCTTGTACTATTTCATTAAGGTTATCAGTATTTCTTACAATTGTTAAACCAGAACTAATATTTGATGCAGTCAATTCAAAATCAGCTACTCCTATTTCACCTTTCCCTGATAAAAATAGATTGTCATTAGTACATTTAATATCTATTTTATCAGTTGTAGCCATCATATTTTTACAATAATTTTGAAAATCTTGGGTAGGTAAAACAATCGAATAAGGAAATTTAACTGGTTCAATTTCATAATTAGCATCCTCTAGATCCATTAAATTTATTTTAAAAATTTTTTTCTCTTTTTCACTTTCTAAAATCATAATCAATTTATTAATATCTTCATCATCAATTCTCCAAGTCATTGTATCAAAATGTGTCATACACTTGATATATTTTAAAAAATTATTTAAATTAATACCAATTGTTAATTTTGGATGTTTGTAATTATATTCATAATGTTCTAATTGGTCTGCATCTAATTTACAATGAATCAATATACTACTTGTTTTATTTAATTCTTTAATTACCACACCACCTATTTTTTTATCATCAGTAGAATCTATATAGTAAGGATAAAATGTAATATTAACATCTGTTAATAGCGCATTTAATGAATCAATCAGTGTACGAATATGTACTGATTGTGTTGTTTTTAGTTCTAGAACACATACCATTTGTTATAATATTAGTCTTAATTATTCTTTAACCTATTTCTTAACCAATTTATCATATTTATTAAATAAGTTTATGTTAAATAAGTTTATATTAAATAATCAATTGTTATTTTTTAATTTAAAAATATTTAATTAAAAAATATCTAAATTAAATATATACAAATGGTTAATAAATATAAACTTATAAATCCTTACATTAAAGGTGAATTTGAAACTAAAATCGAAGCAACTAATTCAGTTGAAGCTGCTAAATTATTCTATAAGAATCTATCGGAACACTTTAGTAACAATGTTCCTAAATTCTATTTTAGTATTCAAAAAGGTGGAAGTGGTGCGGGTAAATTTTATCATTTTGAAGTAAAAGAAAGACGTAAAGGCGAAGAAGTAAATTTTTCAATTCAACCCCTTCAAATCAAGAATTCTGCTATCGCTGAAGAACAATTTGTAGAAAACTTTGATAAATTTAAAGCACGATTCAACGGTGGAGCTAAACGTGGATCTAAGCGTGGTTCCAAACGTGGATCTAAACGTGGTTCTAAAAAAGTATCTAAAGAGAGTGATAGTGAATCGGGATCTGAATCGGAATCTGAATCGGATTCTTATAATTTTTATCGTGAAGCTAAATCGTATGTACCTGTAACTAGCCAACCATTTTATTATATGTACTATGATCCTTTGGTATATCGTTTAGATAGTCTTTTTATTCCACCTCTATACGCCTACTCTAATCCTTATTGGGAATTAGGTATGTATGTTGTTAGACCTTAAAATATTTTTATTTAAACCACCGATTTTATGAACCGTATTCATAACTTTAAATTGAATCTATCATTATATAATATTCCTACATATGTAGGTATATTATATGACAATTTGTTTTGAACAAATTAAATCATAAAAAAAATATAAATACGGAAACTCAAAATTATAAGGTCAATAAATTGCGCGATTAAAGTAAATAATTATGTGAATAGTATAATGCTTTATAACTTTCTATCAATTCATTTGTAATCGCGCAATATAAATTATTAATTGATTCTTTCATTTCAAAGCTAGATAGATAGATTGTATCTAGATTAAGAAAATACTTGTTTAATCCTTCAAAATTAACATATATATTATTTGATGTTTCAGTATCTTTATAACACCAAATAGTATCTATTGCATATTTCTCAGTAAAGAATGTATCGATATATTCATCTTTCATTGTATCAGATTTAAATTGCACCATACTATTTAATGTATCGATTGGAATACAACAATCTAATTTATTTTTATGACTAGAAACTATCAATTCTGCAAAACAGTAATTACCAGTTATAATTGCTAAATTATTAGCTACAAATTTATCTGGATCTGCTAAATATAATTCATTTTTAATTTCATTATATAGTTTTTTAAAACTATTATCATTCATATTATTAAAATCTACATATAAAGTGCAGCTTTGCATTAATTCAATAGATGTAGTACCGAATGTTACAACTATTGGTTTATTACTATCAAATACAATTGTAATCATATTAGTTGTACTTTCATATCCACCCATTCTACCTTTAAAATGTTTTCTACCAATCATTTCAATAATAACATTATATAAAGTGGGTTTCTTTCGAGAAAGATAAGAAATAAATTCATTGCAATATTTAGTTAAATTTAATTGAATTCCAGATAATGGCTGATTTATAACATTACAATAATTTATTAATAAAAATTTACTTTGATACAATGAAATATTTTCAGTTAAATTACCAATTGCATCTAAATAATTATTTAATTTTGACAATATTAAATAATTAGCTGTCTTATTGATTTTTATTATAATATTTTTAAATAATAAAAAACTTTCACAAGTAGTACTAGGTATTTCATTGATTCCAAATAAGAAATTATTTATATGTCGTAATGAAATAATTTTATCGTGTAATGGATGAACAATTAAATCTAAATTGGATATTCTATCGGTAACAATCCCAAAATCTCTAATTTGTTTATAGGTGAACATTTAAATAGAAATAAAATAATATTATTAATACTATAAATCAATTTTTTTTATAAAGAGCAATCTTTTCTATCAATCTATCAATCTATTTTTTGAAATATATAATATCTAAATAGAAATGAATAGTTTCTACTTTCTTTATCGGCACCAGTTAAATTTGTATAAAAATCTGCAACTTCTTCAAATACTTTTTTATTCTTTGGGTTTTCTTCATATTTAATTACATTATCAAAATATGGTTTATTTAATTGAAATACATTTTCAAATAAATCACTATCAACTAATCGACAGTTAGCTCGTTTCATAGTATCAATTAACAGTTCTTTAGATACTAAATATTCTTCAATATATTTACCCTCTTCGCTAATCCAAGACATATGTACATCGATTGGTAATCCCACATTATCATTTGATTTATCACCATATTTTTTAATAATTTCATATAAAATATTCTTTTTACCATCAATATCTATATAGGAACCTGTAATCCTACCATTATCATCAAATAATGGTTCTACTCTTGCTGGATCTAGTAATGTTAATAAAATATATCCATCTTTTTTTAAAAAGTTTTTAATATTACCAACTAAATTTGTAATACTTGTTGTATTACCAAACAAATAATGAATTACAAACTGCGAACTAATATTGTCAAATTTTCTAGTAGGAGTAAAAATACGATCAATTGTTTCTATATTTTCTTTTGATAAATTAGCAATACTTTTGTTTTGCGCCTCGCTTGTAAAGGGAACACTACCATCTGCTTGAATATAAGTTACTTTTCCAAAATCAGGATATTTTTTCTTAAAGAATTTTAACCTACTAATCGCACCATCTGTTGCACTATATATACCTTCAAAATCTGGATCAATACCAACATATTCACCTATACGCGCGTGATACATTTTTAATATATCACCACCTCTCCCACAACCAATATCTAATAAACTTTGGCGAACTATTTTTCCACCTATTTCGTGCGGTGTTGGGCCACAGTATGTATTTATTATAATACTTTTAATCCAATTATGAAATTTGCGTAATTTACTTATCATATTACTAATTTTTTGATAATAGATATCTTGTTTTCTTTGTGAAATAATTATACCACTATCAAGTCTAGATCTTAATAATTTCATTTGCATATCATACGATGAAGGATTTGATAAATTATTAATTTCATCAATAGACACTGCTTCAGTCATAGATTTCCAAATTTTCTCCGCAGCATCTTTATAATTTCCATATCTTTTTCCATATTTTAATACAGAATCTGTTTTATCCCATCTAGTTCTTAATACTTGCCATCTATATTGATGGGGCATCGTAGTATCATTTGTATATATTACTTCTATAACTGTTTTATCTTGTATTAAATTTCCTTCAACATCGCGAATTACACCATCAACTATAGGCAAATAGATTGTATCATTAAATTGTTCTTTCATAAAAGCTGCTGGTTGTTCTTTACCATTAATATTTTCACCAACAAATAAGTTTATAATTCGATAATTTTTATAAGGTAATTTATCTTTAATTGAATTATCGAATATATCCATATATCCTCCTAATTCTTTATTCCTTTCAAATATAATATATACATCTAATGAATTTGTTTGAGGTGGTTTATATTTATATATTGGTTGTCGCTGTTCTTTTTTATCTCTTGTGTATTTTTGTTCAATTGGTGTAAATATAATACCGTCTAATAGATAGGGACAATCAATATTAGTATTCTTAGTACAATTAATCCAAATTAAATCTGAGAATAAGAAACATTCAGATGGACTACCACCTGTTGGAAATAAAAATAACTTTGGATAAAATAGAACTCCATTACTATCTAATTTATTAATCTCTTTATTTAGACTAGTATAAAAAGATTTAATACAGTCAGTGTAGTATTTTTTCATATGATTAATATTAAATGTACCACTAAAATCTTGTATAATATATGGAGTAACTCCATATTTTTCTGTTACTTCTTTTAATGGTTCTAATCTTTTTCGTAACAATATATTATTTCGATAATCTAGACCTTTAAAAAATAAACAATCAAACATCATAAATATATATTTTCGAGTATTCCCTGGTAAAAATATTAATTCACCTTCAATTACAGTATTATCCATATCTTTTACAGGATGATCTAGTTTCATAACATTTAAATTATTTGAAATAAGATATGATTCTCCTTCATATATATACAATTGATACTTTTCACCATCTGCTTTATCGGTTGCAGAATATTTATTGGGAATATTGTCTACGATATGTTGTACTTCGGCCGATATAGGTTGCATACTATATAATAAGTTGGTTTGATCATTTGTATTACCGAAAGTTAGTAATTTATATTTCTCAATAATTTTATTTTCTGTTTCTTTTGTTAATAAAATATCACTACCATTTAATACTTTTTTGATTTTATCCATCTCATTTAATATTATTGGTAATACCGATGTATCTAATTTATTAGTCGAATAATCTATTTCTATTTCATATATTTTAGGAGCAGTCGATATATTTGAAATATCATTACTTGTTTTTACTATAGTTAAATCGATAACTAGATCTTTTGTTAATTGCAATGTTATACGTTGCTTGTAACGAAATACTATTTTATCAGAATCACTACTTGGAATATGCTCTAAAGATTCTATAATAGATTTATCGGTAATCGGTATTTCTTTGGATTTTCTAAATCGAATATCCATTGTGTCAATGTCAATTTTATTAGATCGTTCTTTTTCTTTCTTAATTAATTTAATTCCATCTTTATCTAAATATTGTGATACTAAGATTGAAAATATATTATTATTCTTTCTTTGGTATATTAATCCTAGAAAGTTATTAATAGTATTATTACCATCAATTGTTACACGATATTCATTATAGTATACATCTAAACTAATCGATTCAGATAATTTTAATTTATCGTGTGTACTACGATATTTTATATATCGTAAACAATTCATAAAATCAACCAAAGCTAATGGGTTATCTTGTTTGTAATTGTTAAACATTACCTCAAATTCGTCATCTTTTCCAATTGACTCGAATAATTCGGTAACTTGCGTTTTATATGTGGAAGATAGCATTATAATATTATTATATTCTTTTTTTATACTAAAATTTCAATTTTTATATAATAATAAAATATATTTATATATAAATTAAATAAATAATTAAATACCTGTCAGATAAAGCAAGTAGACTTGTCTAATATCGTCGTTTATTTAAAATATTACTAACTGTATCAATATCATCTTCATATTCGTCTAATTCGGTATCTTTTACTACTTCAGTTGTAGGAAATTTATAATTATCATTAATTGAAAAAACTATATTGAACATAAAGCGATCTTTATTTGTTTTATTCTTTTGTCCTCTATGATAAATATAATTAGGCATTTCTACCAATGAATATGCAGGACAATTTACAATTTTAATCTTATAATCAACAGAATATTTTAATCCATATTTGTTAAAATATTGAATTATTTTAGATAGATCATTATTATTATAGAATTTTTTACTTAATTCCAATAAATTATCGCGATAGATAAGGTTATTAATTGTATTATTAAAATGTAAATATTCTGTTCCATTATTATTATTTATATCAATATATGGAATAAAGTAACTAGTACTATTTCCCATATAATCAATATGAAAACATTGATCGGAGCAGTTAGGTGGAGCATTAATTATATTCATTTGTATCAATGTACTATATTTAAATGCATCTGATAATACACGTGATTCTTTTTTTAATAATGGAATCATATATTTATATTTATTTGTACTCCATTTATTACAATATAATAATTTATGATTTATAGTATTAGGACTGTACACAAAATATTTAGAATTAAATAATAATATTTTATTTAATTCTTGTTTTAATTGACTGCTAATAGTTTTTTTAATAATATTCATTTATAGATAGATTAATATATCTATCTATCTTTTATTTATATATTTCAATATTTTTTAATTATTATAATTTTCTTTATTATTATATTATGAATTATTCTAAATTTAAAAAAATATTAGAATCGAAAGATATAGTATTATTTGATCACGAATATCGTATCTCATATTATGAGATTACAAATTATCTTAAAAATAAGTCCAAGGAAATGCAAGGTGGTGGTAAAAATAAAATATCAGACATACCTCGTGATAAATTACTTATGATGGTTAAAATATCTATATCGAGTAATCCACTCTATTTATATAATGATTAGATTCATAGTTTGAATACTTGTATTTATATTATAATATCTTTTAATGAAAAAATATTATGAAATTCTAAATATTCCTGCAGATGATCTTATATTTCAAGACCCTTCTGATCTTATCTATAGTGAATTAATTAATACTAAATATATTAATACTATCAGTCGTTATGCCAATTTACCATTTCATACTATAAAAATGATAGAAGAAATTAAAGATATTAAAGAAGCATATTATGTATTGAATAATAAAGAATTAAAAAATAAATATGATATAAAATATAAAAAGAATATAGATAGAGAGAAATCTATTGAACCAAATGTTTTATTCAATAAAGTAAATTCAACTAAAGTAACAGAAACTAAAGTAACAGAAACATTAGATGATACATTTAATAATACTAAAATATACGATCGATTAATAAATTTTAATCAAGGTGAAAATAATTATCGTCCCATAGTACATTCTATTACAAAAAATAAAGATTATATGGATAGTACTACAATATATAAAAGATTAAATTCTATAAATTAATTAAAAATTTTTAATTTAGTTATTTCTATTTTATAATAATGACAAGTTTATCTAAAAATAGCACAGGTAAAAATAGCACAACTAGATTTATACATTTTGGATGTTGGAATTATAATGCTTGTGATATTACATTATTAAAAAAAGATAGTAGTATTGGAGAACAAAGTAAAGTTATGAAACTATTAAATGATACCATTAAAGAAACAGAATATGATTTTATTAGTATAGCGGGAGATAATTATTATGGAGATAAGATGCCATCCATTAAAGAAAAAGTAGTTGCTACAAAGGATGTTGCAACCGAGCTAGTTGCAACAGTTACCAAACCAGTTGCTAGTAAGGCAGCTAAAGAAGATAAAATGAGTGAATTAAAAGTTTTTAATACTAGTAATTTTTATAGTGGATTACATTGTTTGCCAGATAAAATAACAAAATATGTAGTATTTGGTAATCACGATGTAGAAAAATATAAAGATGTTGATAATAATATGTTGGAGTGTATTAGTCTAAATAAACAACAAGAATTTTTTAATAAAAATAAAGAATATAATGTGTTTAATGATATAATGGTTAATTCATATCTAGAACAAAAAACAATTATATTATTTATAGATACATCAATCTATTTATTTCCAGAACACCAATTGGTTAAAGATACTTGTTATAAATATTTATTTACTGATTTTCAAAGAACACAAGATCCTGAAAAATTAACAATAATGGATATTACTATATATCAAAATATGCAAATTAAAGCTATATTATCCAGCTTACCACCAGGTGATGGAAATATTATAATAGTAGGTCACGACCCAATTGTTACTATCAGAACACACGAAAAAGAAAATAAAAGAATATCTATTACCGCTGGATTAGTCAATTTATTTAAAAGTTTAAAAGATCAATTGACCAATAAATCAATTTATTACTTGTGCGCAGATGTCCATCTATATCAAGCGGGAGTAGTAAATATAAAAGATTGTTGTTCTATAAATCAATATGTGGTTGGCACAGGGGGAGCAAAACAAGATAATATTCCAGTTCAATTACATTTAACAAATAGTATCTTGGAATATACTATTAATCCAGCAGGAAATATTCAATCATATGGTTTTATTACAGTCACTATAGATCCAACCAATAAAGTTATAGTTGATTTTATTAGTAGTGAAATGACAGGTGGATATTATAAGAAATATATTAAATACAAAAATAAATACATTAATGCGATGTAATCGCTGCGATTATATCGCTACGATTATATCGCTGTTAGCAAATTGAAGAATCGGAACTTGTTCCTATTATTCTTAAGAATAGATATATTGCTTTGCAAAAATAAAAATTGATAAAATGCAGCTTTGGTGTAATTTATGTTTTATCATTATATTAACAATGAATCAAAATGAAATAAATTTAGATTGTATGAATTTTTATATACAAACAATCCAATTTTCTGAAGAATTTTTAATCAATACAATTGATTATTACGATCCATATATCTGTTTTAGAAAACAGACCAATTTATCTCCTGATTTCTGTTTTAAATATGTTTATAATCAAGAATGTTTTGGAAGTGATAAATGGATTAATTATGATGATATACTGGAGTATTTTAAATATAATGGTAATTATACCCAACTAGATATTATCAATTCATATAATAAACAGCTAATTTAATGAAATTGATATATAAAGTCCATTAAATTGATATTTAAAGTTTTACCTATTATTATAGAATAATAAAATGTCTTCTACTAATAATACTACGACTGATTCCGAAACATTTGTTTTCCAAGCAGAAATTAGTCAATTAATGAGTCTCATCATCAATACATTCTACAGTAATAAAGAAGTTTTTTTACGCGAATTAATTTCTAATTCATCCGATGCATTAGATAAAATTCGTTATCAAAGCTTATGCAATCCCGATCTACTAGTATCTGAACCCAATCTATTTATTAATGTTATCCCTAATATTGAAATGAAAACACTTACTATTGTTGATAGTGGTATTGGCATGACAAAATCAGATCTAATTAATTGTTTGGGAACAATTGCTAAATCGGGAACAAAAAGTTTTATGGAAGCTTTATCGGCTGGCAGTGATATATCGATGATTGGTCAATTTGGAGTTGGATTCTACAGTGCATATTTAGTGGCTAATACTGTTGAAGTTCACAGTAAAAATAATGATGATGAACAATATTGTTGGAGATCTAGTGCCGGAGGATCATTCACTATCTCGAAAGATGAGGGAGTATATCCAAATATAACTCGGGGGACTCACATTGTGCTATATATTAAAGATGATATGATGGAGTATTTAGAGAATAAACGTCTCAAAGAAATTATTTTAAAACATTCTCAATATATTAATTATCCTATCACACTATTTAATGAAGTGGAACGAGAAGAAGATAAAGTGGAAGAAGAAATAAAGGAAGGTACGGTTGAGGATGTAAAGGAAGGTACGGGTGAAGATGTAAAAGAAAAAGTTAAAGTCAAATCAACTGAAAAGGAATTAATGAATAGTGTTAAGCCACTATGGACTCAAAGCCCCGATTCAATCAAAGAAGAGGAATATAGTACTTTTTATAAAAATTTGACAAATGATTGGGAGGATCATCTATCGGTAAAACATTTTACAATTGAAGGTCAACTTGAATTTAAGGCAATGTTATTTGTTCCAAAAAAGTTACCCTATAATTTATTTGAAAATAAGAAAAAGAATAATATTAAATTGTATGTAAAACGTGTATTTATAATGGATAATTGTGAAGAAATTATTCCAGATTATCTTAGTTTTATTAAAGGGGTAGTAGATAGTGAAGATCTACCATTAAATATTTCTCGTGAAATGTTACAACAAAATAAAATACTAAAAGTAATTCGTAAAAATGTTGTTAAAAAGTGTTTGGAATTATTTGCAGAAATATCAGAAGATACTGAAAAATATAAAAAATTTTATGAACAATTTTCAAAGAATCTCAAATTAGGTATTCACGAGGATTCAACTAATAGAACTAAATTGGCTGATCTTCTTCGTTTTAATTCATCAGTATCAGCGAATGAATTGGTATCTTTTAGTGATTATATTAAACGTATGAAACCAAATCAAACTTCTATTTATTATATTATTGGTGAAAATATGGAATCAGTTACAAAATCTCCTTTTGTAGAACGAATTGTAGCACAAGGTTATGAAGTAATATATATGACCGATACAATTGATGAATACTGTATGCAACAACTAAAAGATTTTGAAGGAAAAACATTTGTATCGATTACAAAAGAAGGTATGGTATTACCAGAAGATGAAATGAATAAAGATTTATTAAAAACAGAAGAAGAACGTTTCTCAATTCTATGTAGTAAATTTAAAGAAGTTTTAACTAATAGAGTTGAAAAAGTAAGTTTGTCAAATCGGTTAGTGTCATCACCTTGCTGTGTTGTTACATCACAATATGGTTGGTCTGCAAATATGGAACGTATTGTAAAAGCACAAGCATTGAGAGAATCAATGGATCATATGTCAAGTAAAAAGAATTTAGAATTAAATCCATCTCATCCTATTGTTACCACTTTATTAAATCGTTTAATTGTTAATCCAGATGATAATATTAAAGATATTGTTATTCTATTATACGACACTGCATTACTTGCATCTGGGTTCTCATTAGATAATATGAATACATATTCAGATAGAATTTATAGTATTGTACAATTAGGTTTACAGATAGAAACACCTACAGTGGATACTACAGTGGATACTACAGTGGATACTACAGTGGATACTACAGTGGATA